TCATTAGCAAACTTGCGGAACAATCCAGATCCAAGTGTGATCCATGCGATCGATACACAGATATGTCTAATATCTACTAACTGAGCTAAATCACGAAAAAAACTTTAAAACTATACTCTAGAATGTCGCCATGTGCCATATGTCTCAATAACGTGAGATCAACGAGGACCAATCCTCCGATCCGTTGTGGACATACGTTCCATTCGCACTGTCTAGAGGAATGGAAGAGTAAAGGTAAGAATACCTGCCCCCTATGTAGAAAAATATTTGACGTTTCGCAGTTTAAGGTGACGATCACGGTTCAGAACAATTACACAGCATCTTCAAATGCTGTGTCCTTGGAGAGTGACGCCATTTTTAACATTATGGATATATTTGACATGTCCTTCGATGTTGAGAATACAGTAGACTTAGAGAGTCTTTTTAGCGATCTTGGGATGAGTTTGTCCGACCTTGATCCCCTTATCTTTGACACAGAATGAACTGCAGTAGCGTTCATAGTTTAGACCAGGATAATTTCGAGAAGCCTTGCGAGGGTCTGTGATTGCCTTCCCCTTTGCATCAGTGAGAAGTGGACCCGTAGCCCAGCCCCGCTTGTGACTGAATATATTAGCTCTGAAGACGATACGTTTTCCAACTTGAAACGCACCAGCCCGCTTCACCCGTGATTCTGGAATCTTAAAGAACTTGGCGACCGATACTTGGGTATCCCCAGGTTTGATCTTGTATTCCACGACACCGTGTTGACGGTAGAAATGGAAATCACCTTGGCGGATATAGTTTGTGGGTCGTCCAGGACACACAAACATCATGACCTTGTAGTATCCCTTTTTACACTTTGTACCCGCATCCACTTTGTACACTTTAGTGGGGTTATCTGAAATGACGCGTCTTGGGAGATCTTTACAATGTGTGTAGTTGTGTGGGAGATTTGAAAGTCCAGAACGATCACCTGGAATGGACTTTTGCCAACGGTAGGCTTCGTAGTCCCCAACCGCATACGCATAACAGTTATTGTTTCCAATACCAGTCGCAGTACCCCAGCGCTTGTTGGTGAACTTCTTTTCAGAACCACTCAAAGGGAGTTCTTTCATTTGTAGTCTATGTAGAAAAAAATATCAATACTAAGTAAAATGATTAAAGAAGTCGCCAAGTCCCAAACCAAGTCTGATATGATCGTCGAGTTTCTCGTCTTTATACTCAGCATTCTCATCAGCACGTTTGTGATTCGATTCGCTTGGAATCGCTCCCTCGTGAAGCACATCACCGTACTCAAGCCAATTTCCACCATGTTTGATGCCTTCATTCTTGCCCTCTCTTTGAATGTTATTCGGGGTCTTTAGACTTCACTGTAACCCACAGTCTTTTCACCATTTGGGCTGACGAGGGTTGGGAAGGCGTCCATACCGGAACACCCCCCCTTATCGCAATCCACAAACTTGAATGATTTACCATTCTTCTTCATGTGATCCAACTGCTTACGAGTCCATCCACACCCCATGGTCCCGTACACAGTCCATTGTTTCCCATTTGGCGCCGATGTTCTATAGAGAACTGTGAGAGCAACGAGAATGAGAATGAGAGCGATGATTCTTGAGCGTCGCATAGTTTTATAGTATACCCTCACATATTTTTTATAAACTTACACATTTGGTCTTTGGTTAATCTTGGATCCAATTTGAACAACTTCACAAGTTCATCTTTTTTGTAGAGTCTACATTTACGTGTATCAATCTTGAGATCACCATTTGCGTTCACGAAAACCTTTGGTCCTTTGGGTTTTGGTTGAAGTCTCTTTTCAATTTCACGAACTTGATTCATGACCGATGGATCTCTACGACGAATTGGAGCTCTCTTGATTGGTTGTGTTTTCTTGTCTGCTTCTTTTTGGAGAACAGCTCTCGCCCGTCTGATTGCCGACGATGTACCAACCTTTTTTGGTTCCTCCACCTTTTTTACCGTCGCGGGCCTCTTTGGTATGAGCTTTGAAAGAAAGCCAGCCTTATTTTCTTGAAGGAATGGATGCTTTAGGATGTCATCGTACGTGGGAAGTCCCTCGTGTTTCATAACGCGAAGACGCATATCCTTGATGACCTTACTATTCACTCCAAGGTAGTCTTTTGGAAATAAGTCTTGCACAAACTTCTTGACTGTATTATTTTTTGAATATTTATGAATTATATTGAGGAAGTAGTGCGCATCGTACATTTGGTGTGATTTTAGAGAAATACCAGCCATATTAGCAGATTCCTTGTCAATCTCTGGATTTCTAACACCCTCAATTGTCGCCAAACCAAAGTCAATCATAATGGGTGTATCATCCTTCAATATGAGAAGGTTGTTCCAGTGAAGATCGTGGTGTCTAAACTTTGGATACTTGTCGTGAATCTTCTTGAGATTTCTAATAAGTTGTGTAATCACTCGACGATAGGCTGGTATCGTTTGTCCAGATCCAATCCACTTTTCGAGTGTCACACCATTGATGTATTCAAAGTACAATATATCCCTGTTATTACACGTCTTGAAATGATACATACGGGGAACACCCATACCCTTCAACTTTTGTGCGATGCGATATTCCATTCGGGCACTGGGCTCATTCGTAAATTTTATAGCAACTTTTGTATGACATGCGTCATCTAAACAACCATAATATACCGCACCGTACATACCTTTACCAATTTTGTAAAGTCCCCCCTTTTGAATTTGGTTTATTCTATTCAAGCGAGGTGCGTACAATTGAGACTTTGGGTCACACCCCTTGGCTCCCCTCAATAATTTTTTGAGTTCTTCACCGACCGCGTTCTTCTGGGCATCGGTCTTGGCGTTGTTGGCGATATGGACGAGGTCTGAGAGTTTGACCATACTTATTACACACTAAGAAAAGATTCATACAAATGCTGGAAACAATCGTATCAATCTTGGGATTGGGTAGGTATATTATTTATTTATTCTTCATCGTCAACTTCAATGTCGTCGTCGACTTCTTCTTCCTCTGGGAAGTCGAGACCTTGGAACGCAAACGCGGGAAGCTTTGCAGACTGCTCAAGGAGACATTGTTGGAGGCGCATGGTCACACCAAACTTATTGTCAATGAACCAAATGGAGCTCAAATCAACAATAGCCATAACCTTTTGACTCTTCTCAATCGTGTCGAGAGAGACTTGTTCCTTTTGCATAGAGTACGCTTCTGGAACAAAAGTGCCATCGGGCTTCGTGGCAATCTTGAGCTTCATCGTCGAAGGGTACTGCTCCTTACCTGGGCGAACCATGGGCTTGTAGAGCGCTTCACGAAGCACCGCGACATTGAACTCCTTTCCGAGCCACTCCTTGGAGTTCGCAGCTACAGTATTCACGATGATATCATCCAAAGCCTTCAACTTATCGTGAAGCTCCATAGCGTCGGCATTGTCCGGGTCAAAGGACAAGTCGAGAGAGTATGACGTGCGCCCAGTACCTTCATCAGTAAAGGCACTCAAGCCAAATGGAGAGCGCATGAATGGAAGTTGGATGTAGAGTTTTTTGTTGTCGCTACCGTTCAAGTAGACGGTCTTACCGCCGTTCTTATTCTTACGGAGTTTTGAGAAGCCCACAGAGGAGGCGGAGAATTCAGAGGATCGTTGGATAGCAAGCGACATTGTAGAGGGTATTATATATCTTCTTGGAGTTTTGACTTTAAGTCAGTTTTTTTGTGTGACTATTATAAAACTAATCATGGGTCTTTTTAAAGATTGTGGCTGTGGATGTAACGGTCGAAAGCAACAGGAGAAGTTCATCACTTCTCTCATTTCGGGTTTGACTTTTTTCATCATCGCAAACCCAGAGACATTCCGTCTCGTCAGGCGAGTTCTCGGTCCACGCATCGCGACTCCAACTGGATGCCCATCCACTGCGGGACTCATCGTGCACGCGACTGTCTTCACACTCATCGTGTGGGCTATGATGAACGTGAAGAATGAAGCACCAACCCCCATACTTAAAGAATCAAAGGAAGATGTCGACGAACGAGTCATGCGACCCTTGCGCATGATCGATGTTGTCCCAGGACCCGGTATGGAAGAGCCAGGGTTCGTTGATACGGGACTTCAACTCGGTTCACTTGATCTTAATGGCATGTAATGAGGACAAACGACGTATCGGTTGTTTGTTCAATTCTCGAATACTTTACATGTTTAATTTTTTCATACATACACTCCACGTGTTTATCGGTAATCGTAAAACATTTTTCGATAAACATTGTACCGTTGTATTCCACAATCAGTGGTCCGGGTCTGCCAACAACTGATTGTAAAATGTTCACCATATAATTCATATGTGGTTCTAGTCTTTAAAAGTCTTCATCGAAACCAATCTCCGTGGACTCGTCGTCTAACTTCCCATAGTCCCCAACCCGCTTCTCAAAGAAGTTGGTCTTCCCATCCAAGCTAATATTCTCCATAAAATCGAAAGGATTCTTGGAGTTCCAAATTGGGGGCTGACCAATCTGTTTGAGAAGTCTGTCAGAGACATACTCGATATACTCGGACATCTTCTCCGAGTTCATACCAATGAGGTTACAGGGGAGGGCATCCAAGATGAACCCTTTCTCAATCTCCACAGCCTCCTTCACAATAGAATGAATGGTTTGTGTTGATGGTTTGTGTCTCAATAATTTGAAAAGTTCCACCGCAAACTCTTGGTGGAGTCCCTCGTCACGCGAGATGAGCTCGTTTGAGAAGCAGAGACCTGGCATGAGACCCCGCTTCTTGAGCCAATAAATAGCGCAGAAAGACCCAGAGAAGAAGATACCCTCAACACACGCAAATGCGAAGAGACGTTCAGCAAAGGAACGAGACTTTGTATCAAACCACTTCATAGCCCAATTTGCTTTCTTTTGAATACATGGTACAGTTTGGATAGCCTCGAAGAGTTGCTTCTTCTCAGCACCATCCTTAATATACTTATCAATCAACTTGGAGTAGGTCTCCCCGTGGACCATCTCGTTGTGGCACTGATACGCATAGAATGAACGAGCCTCAGAGGACTGCACCTCATCGGCGAAATTGTTATTGATATTCTCAAAAACAATGCCATCGGACCCAGCGAAGAACGCCAGGATATACTTTATGAATTTCTGCTCATTATCATTGAGTGTTGTCCAGTCATCCAAATCCTTGGAGAGGTCTACCTCTTCCGCAGTCCAATTGCTCATTTGGGCCTTCTTATAGAGGTCCCAAAGCTCAGGATATTTCAGGGGAAAGACTGTAAATCTGTTCAGGGTGGGGGCTAAAAGGGGTTCGTACTCGTCCTCCACCCATTCTTGAAATTCAAAATAGTTTCCGATACGACGTCCATCAACAAATATTTGGGGGTAGGTGTCCAACCTTCCGTCACACAACGTCTTGAGGTCCTCTTTCTCAATCATAACTTTTTCATAATCCATCCCCTCGGATTCGCATAGTGTGACAGCGTGTTCGCAGTATTGGCATCCATCCTTCGAATAAATTGTGATTTTCATCTGTGCTATTATCGTTGATAATTTTTTGTCTGAAAACTCTAAGTATGATTGTACCATCCGAAATAATTGAAGACGATATAGTCAAACTGTTAGTAAACGAAGACGACGTAGAAGACGAAATGTTCGCAGTTGTGGGGATGAACACCGGCCTGGTGCTTGGGGTGCGTTATCTAAACCCCACGGAACTCATATATAAGTCCGCCTGTGTCTATCAACTTGAAGATGGTGATATGAACCCCGCACCATATGAAAGTGTGATGGAACATTACCCAAGTGGGACAACTTTTGAAGATTTGGAATTCAAAATGATTAAACCTGGAATGTATGCACACCTCGATGAGATTGACGTGGAGGATTCGGATTCCGAAATCTACGACGAGGATGAGAGTGACTCCGAAATGGATGACTTCATTGTCCCCGATGATGAGATTGACGGACAGGTGATACCACCATCGGACTACAAGTCCATTGACGCGGAATGGAATAGTTGGAAACCTTCCACCCCAGGGGCGAGAAGTTTTAAGGAGACCGTAGACGCCATTGAAGCCTTGGCAAAAGTGCACGCCGATAACCTAAGTTTCGGTGCGTAATTACAAAATCTAAAAAAGATCACCCACTTTCATACCAATATGCTGGCAGCTATATGGTCTGATATAGACCGATTATTACCACAAAAAACCCACGAAAAGCCAGTGAATAGAAACTTTTGTCGCGAATGCTCAGGTGTGAAAGTTGTCTCACCCGAAGGTCTTCCCACGTGTTCAGAATGTGGTCTCGTCGAGGATAATTTTGTTGACGACTCCGCGGAATGGACGAGTGGACTTACAGATGATGGCCGTGTAAACGACCCATCCAGATGCGGCAATCCAAACGCAAATCCCGAACTCTTTTCCCAAAACTGGGGGAAGGGTACTATAATTTCAACGCAACGTTCTTCAACATATGAAAACAAGAGAATGGCCAAGATTAACTTTCACATGTCTATGAATCACAAAGATCGGTCACTTTTTCATGCGTATCGTGATATTGATGAGGCGTGTCATACCTTACCCGAATCAATTCGCAAAGATGCTAAGATGATGTACCGAAAGTTCAATGATGAGAAGTTGACACGGGGTGCTGTTCGTCT